TGACAAAGCAGACCAGATCAGATCGCCGTACAGGAAAGCGGCATGAAGCACGTATCCGAATATCTGAAAGAAGGATTGCGCGAACACCTCGAGGAGCGCGCGGCCATCCTGGAATACTGCGCCGCCTACCCGCGCAGAGAGGCCGAACGCCTGGCGAAGGCAGAGGTGGCCAAGTGGCTGAAGGCACATCCGGAGGGGGAACATGGCAATGACTGACGGCTGGCAACGTGTCACGCCCACATCTGCCCAGAAAGGCCCATGGACAGTCGCTAGAGTCACGATAAACGGCGTGGATACCTACGAGTGCCGCCGCGACGGTTTGGCCGTCCTGGCGCGCTGCGGATCGTTTATGCAGGCGCGGCAGTTTGTCGAGGCGTTCGACAAGAAAGAGGTGTTGTGAGATCGCTTGTAATCACCGGCGAAGCCGCACGGAAAGCGATCTGTAGGCACGTCCTGTCGGCTCCAGAGGGCTACGTCGTCAGCATCAAGGAGCCGACGCGAAACCTGGAGCAGAACGCGAAAATGTGGGCCATGCTCGGAGATATTGAGCATCAGTGCCGTTGGCACGGAGTTCAGCTTGTCGCTGAGGAGTGGAAGGAGTTGCTATCGGCAGGCCTGGTCCAGTCCAAGGTTGTGCCGAACATTGAAGGAAGCGGATTTGTGATTCTCGGGCAGCGCACGTCAAAATTGACTAAACGCCAGTTCGCCGCATTGATCGAGCTGATCCAGTTTTTTGGTGATAGTCGTGGCGTGAAGTGGTCCGAGCCGGAAGAGGTGGATTGATGGATTTCAGCGACGCCGCTACCCAACAAGACAAGAGGAACTCATGCGCGATCTAGCACTGCGCCGTGCAGCGAATCACGCGCCGGACTTGCCCGCGACTGGCGAGTGTCACTGGTGTGGGTCATTGGTTGCGGAAGGTCATCGATTCTGTGATCGAGACTGCCGGGATATGTTCGACAAAGCGCAACGCATAAATCGGATAGCTGGGAAGCGGGCATGATTGATATCCGCGTCGACGTAAGCGGGTTCGCGGTGTTGAAAGCAACGCTTGACGGTTATGGAAGGCAGATCGCGTTTGCTACATCGAAAGCGCTCAACGCCACGGGCAAGAAGGTGGCAGACGCCATGCCTGATGAAATAGAAAAGGCAATCGATAAGCCAACTCCATTCACCAAGCGAGGCGTTCGCGTGCTGGCGTATGCCAATAAATCACGGTTACAGACGACGGTTGGATTTATGGCGGCGCAAGCCAAGTACATGCTTTATCAGATCGAGGGCGGAACGCGCAACCCTGGGCCGGCCGGCTTGAAACTTCCGTCGGCTATAAATCTCGACAATTACGGGAATATACCAAGAGGCGTCATTGGTAAATTGATTGCCGTTGCACGTAAAGAAAAGAAACTGGCAAAGGTTACAAGCCGCAGGGTAAAGATCAGCAATAAGTTGGAATTGTTTTATGGCGATCCGACAGACCACAATGGGAAGATATACCCGCGTGGGATTTACAAGATTGCCAATGGCGCCTTGATTCCGCTAGTGGTCTTCCCGCAAAAGCCAGCCAAGTATCGCGTTCGATTTGACTTTGTAGGAAAGGCAAAGTCGGTGGTTATTCGGGAATGGCCGATACAGTTCGACGCAGCGCTGGAGGAAGCAATCAGGACAGCCAGATGAAAAACAGAATTAGGTTGCCACACAAAAGGTACTTCCTGGGAGTTTTTAATCGGGGGTCATTCCCGCCGCGCGATAAATCTAGGCTATGAAGTTTTGAGTTACTAAAGCTAATCACTATCGTCAATTGTGCCCAACAAAACGCCAAACTTTGACCGATCCAAACCTATCCACAAAGACGGATTTTGCCACGCGCCTTGGTTTTACGAGGGGCCGGGTGTCGCAATTGATAACGGACGGCCGAATAATTCTCGAGGGAACTGGCCCAAATGCTCGGGTAAAGGTTGCGGAATCGTTGAAACTGATCGAAGAGACGCAGGGCAACCGCTCGGACATGACTGCAAAGCATGCACGCGCCCGTTCAGAGAAACGTGCAGCCGATTCAACCGACGGAGAATTCAAAAGCGTCGGCGCCAGCTATCAGACGGCCCGTGCCGTCCGGGAAAAATACGCAGCGCTCACCGCCAAGGCCCAATACGAGACGATGATCGGCAATTTGATCGAGCGGGAGGACGTCGACGCCTGCCTGCGATTCATCGGCGCGACGGTTCGCTCCCTTATGGACTCTTTTCCCGATCAAAACGCTCCCGTACTGTGTGCCGAGACGGACATCCATGAGATTCATGCCATGCTTACAGACGCCTGCCGCGCTGTACTGGAAGATATCGGGCTGGCAATTGAGCGGCAGAAGAAAACGATTACCAGAGGACAGCCATGAAGATTGAACAGATACCCGTTGACCGCCTGATCCCATACGCCAGAAACAGTCGGACGCACAGCGACGAACAAGTAGCACAAATCGCGTCGTCTATCCGTGAGTTCGGCTTCACTAACCCGGTGCTGATCGACGGCAACGACGGAATAATTGCCGGGCATGGCCGGGTGCTCGGGGCGCGGAAGCTCGGCATGGATGCGGTGCCGTGCGTTCGGTTAGAACACCTGACGGAAACGCAGAAGCGCGCCTACATCATCGCCGACAACAAACTGGCGCTGAATGCCGGGTGGGATGATGAAATGCTGGCGTTGGAGTTTGAGGAATTGCGCGGCGAGGATTTTGATTTATCGCTGATTGGGTTTGATGCGGGGGATTTGTCCCGATTGATCCATGGAGTTAATTTCGAGCCGGGAACGGAAGCGGAACAAGGAAAACTCGATGAGCTTGCACCGCAGATTGTAGAATGCCCACACTGTGGTGAATCATTTAATGCAAGAGATAAGCAGTGAACAAGCCAGTTCTAAAAGTCGATTGGGCGACTTACGAGGCGGCAAAGTATGCGTGCGAGAAGTGGCATTACAGCCGATGCGTTCCTATGCCGCCTATCGTGAAAATAGGGGTCTGGGAGGATGAAAAGTTTGTCGGCGTTGTTCTTTTCTCTCGCGGCGCAAGTCCTGCGCTCGGGGCTGCATATGGCCTGTCGCAGTTGGAATGCTGCGAACTTACGCGCGTTGCACTTCGTTACCACAAAAACCCTGTGTCTCGAATAATCAGCATTGCAATTCGGTTTCTAAAGAAGTCCAACGATGGATTGCGTCTGATCGTCAGCTTTGCAGACCCGAGTCATGGGCATCACGGCGGGGTCTATCAAGCCGGCGGATGGATTTACTCGGGAGATTCTGACGAAAAAACTGATTTCATAGCACCAGGCGGCAAACGACTGCTCAGTCGTCAGGTGTCCGAATCAGGCTTCGTGCGTCAGTTTGGAAAGATGACTATGACACCAAAACGCAGCGAATGCACTCCCGTTCACTTGCCAGGGAAGCATCGCTATCTGATGCCTCTAGACCATGACATGCGCGCTAAAATCGCGCCACTGGCAAAGCCATATCCGAAATCAACGCGCGTCAAAAAGCAGGATTCCGAGTCCCCCTCGGAACTGGGCGGGGCAGTACCGACCGACGCGCTCCAGAATGCTGCGGCCGACTCCGCCGAATGACCGCAAAACTTGCCCACTGTCTCGACACATTCTGGAGCGCTGCCCGCCCTCGCCGCGCCCTGACTGTTAGCCAGTGGGCCGATGATCACCGTGTCTTGTCAGGAAAGC